TTAAGGCTATAACCATCTTTAGTTTTACCGCCAAAAAGTACGGAGATAAAATCGCCCGTAGCTACGCTGAGTTTATTCATCTTGTCGATGAGAGGGTCTAGATTACCCTCGGACCCGGCTAAGCCCTCGAGGGCTCCAATCAAACCTCGACCGATCTCCTCGCTAGCATTTTCAGCGGCGATAGTTAATTTATTTAATTTACCTGTATAGGTATCGGCCGCTACTGCTGCCTGTCCACCAAAAATCTTTATTAACTTTTCTTGTATGTCTGCAAAATTAGCGGTTTTAATCTCGGCCTGAGTAAGACCGATATTAAGAGTACGTAACCCTCGGTTATTACCTACATATGCCTGCGCTAATACTTGGCTAACACTAGCTAAATCCTGACCGCTGCCGGCTGAGGTATCTAGAGATAGAGCTAAAATCTCTTGAGACTTGGCAATATCGCCGGTAGTCTGCAAAATCTTTTGTAGCGCAGGTTGGAGTTGATCTTTATTTACCCCTGTCGCCTGCTCGAGCACGTCGAGGTATTGCTTTACGTCTTGTGTAGCAAAACTCAAACCTAGATTTTTTAGGCTTTGCGTTAATTGCTTAACCTGAGCGTCCTCGGCGGCAAAAGCCTTAACCGCATTTTTACCGTATTGTGCTAAAGCCGCAGCACTAAAAGTAAGACCAAAAGCCTTAGCTAGATTTTTTACATTTTTCTCAAAGCCTGCGATCTGTTTTTGCCCTTTAGTAAGGGCTTTACCGTCAAAAGTAGTAACGGCGTTTACGTATAAATCAGGTAACTTTGCCATTATGCGGCCTTGTCGTAACGGCCTTGATTAAAGGACGCGATCGTATTTTGTATAGCTCTCACTACGGCGGCTTGAGCTTTACCTTGATCCTCTGCCCATGCTCTAAAAATCATACGGCCGCGACTTTTACCATCGCCATAAAGAGGGCCCATCCGGTTAATAAAGTTTGCACCGGCTCCCGGGTTATTAGAGCGGCTTTTAGGATCTCCACCCGGGTTTTTACGTCCGGCGGTTTCGTAGATAGCTCCACTAGCTGAGGCGTTAGCTACGATGTATTGAGAGCTCCATCCATTACGGTTACGCTTACTTGGTGAGGCTGAGTAATAGATGCCTTTACGAGCTACCTCGGCTTGGTAAAGTGGAAAACGCCGTAAACGTCCCTCACTATTAAAAGTACGAAAGGCAGAATTACGGGCCGTAATCTTTTTAGTATATGCACCCTCATCCCAGTTATAAAGGCCACCCGGCGCAGCGGTAGGCGCATAACCTCGAGCCTTATCACGTATCGGGATCATGATGCCTTTGATCTCTTTATTCATCTCTTTAAGTAGTTCGGGATCTATTTTACGGATTGCGCGTAGAGTCTCTTTAACGCCGTCTAGTTTTACTGACATTTTTAGACTCCTCCGCTTGCTCGTTTAATACCTTTACTAACATCTTAAACATCTCGGCATCTAAGTCGAGTATCGCTTGAGGCGCGACCCCTAACCGTATCGATAATTGCGCTACCAAATAGGTTAGAGTGCCGCGCCCTAGCTTAAAGGCTCGTCGTCTAGTACCTCGACCTTTTTAAGAGTATCTAAAAACTCGGCTCCAAACATTGGTACGGTTTCGCCGGATGTACGTAAGCACTCCCACGCTAACCAATATACGTCGCTCTGTTTCTCGTCATCTCTAAAAGCTTTGTGAAAGCCTTTTTTTGCGTATAACTCAAAGGCGTACTCAATACGCGGAGAGATTTGATGCTCGCTTACCTCGCCGGTAGCCCTTGTTATTTTGAGTCGTGCCATTTTTTGCCCCTTTGTTAGTTTGTTATGGTGCGGTAGTAATTACGATTGGTGAGTTACACGTAAACGTGATGCTCTGAGTACCGATATCTCCGACCGCGCCGTTAATATCTGTAGTGTTATTTACTAGGATAGTCGTAGCGTACTGAGGGTTAGTAGCTGAGGTAGTCGCGCTAGTTTGCTTTAGCGTGATTGGTACGGTCGTACCCCAGGCTGCCTGCAACGTAGCGTTTACGTTAGCCGCTGCGGTATCGCTCAAAAAGTCTAGAGAGATCGTGCTTGTCTCTAGGCCTTTAGTAAACTTTCGAGATGAGTCGCCCATAGCTGTAACTTCGAGCTCCTCAAATACGCGGTTGATTGTCGCAGACGTAACGTGGTCGCTTAAGACCACCGAGTTTAGAGTTACGACCACGCCATTAGATAGAAATACGGCCATGGCCTATTCCTCGCTTTCAGTTGTAGTAGGTGTCTGTGTTTTTGTTTGTTTTTTTGGTGCTTCGGTAATCTGCCCTATCTTAATAAGAAAGGCGATATCTTCATCGGTTAGACTCATGCTTAACTCCACTCGGTTAGTATTGAGATAGTGATGTCTGTCGTTAGTAGGTCGCCGCTTTGTACCGTTAAAACGCTCGGAGCACTTACCGCGCCGATATTCATAACGATTGGCGATGCAGCTAACTTTTGGAAAACGGCGCAAACCATCGACTCGATGCCTTGTAGGTTGCCTTGATTGTCGTACATAGGCACATTACAAATAATACGAAAAGATGCCATCGGCGAGATATTGGCGTAATCGTTATTAGTCGGTGTTATGTATGGATCTGCCGGGGACACGATTACGCTATTAGCCGTGATAGTTGCAGGCGGATACGCGTAGGTATTCCATACGTTAGCGTTAGCAAGAGCCGCAGCTAGTGAGGCTCGTAAAGTAGTAATAGGTGCCGGCATTATCCGACCATCGCATTAGGGCTCATATATCCGGCAATAAGTCCGCGGATCTTACCGATCATGGAATTTCCCATACGGTAAGGGCTAGGGCTAAACCCGTCGATCGATACGCCGCCCGTTTGGCTAACCTGTCGGGCCTGCCAAATATCGACGGCCAAAATCATGGAGGCCTCTCTTACGGCCGGAGTAGTCGCGTAGCTATTTGTCTTTGTATCTGCCCCTATTGCTTGGCCATAAGGGAGTACGCGAGTAAAATTAGCGTCAGCGGCGGTTTTAGCAAACTGTATAAAGCTATATCCATTAGGCCAATTAAACGCATAATTATTAAATGCTATTGATGGTAATTGAGTAGTCGTACCGGCGGTCCACGGAATAGTCCCGGTAATCGTGTAGGTGCCGTTAAAAGTTGAGCCGCATCCACTCAAGGTTACGGAGTCGCCTGTAGTAAATATTCCGGGGTTAGCGATCATTACGGTAGCTACGTTATTTTGTAAAGCCGTGCCGACGACGGGTGCAGAGTCAAACCATAAAAATTGATTGATGAGATCCTGCGCGGTTTGGCAAACCTCCTCAACGGTATTAGATGAGTATAAATTTTCGATACCGAGATTAGCGCGTAACTCGGCCTCGGTTACGTATGTAGCCGGCATCTTTTACTCCTCACTTAAAAAGGGCCGGTAGGGCTCAAAGGGCTAAGAGCCCTACCGACTATTAGTTTTTTTGCTTAGTTAAGATTAAACTTAACGATACCCTTAGGCATTTTCGCAATAGTGGCCATGTAACCATAGATGGCTACCTGTACCTGTAGGTTTGATACTACGTTTACTGACATATACGCCGTAGGTGATTGGTAAACCGTAAATGCTTCCGGTGCCAAAATAACCGCAGAGTCATCGATAGTAGTAGTAGCGGTAAAGTTTTTATCTACATAAAGATCTAGCCCGAGTACGTTACCTCGAATTGATCCCGGTTGCACTAAACCGCCTGCGTTCATTGGCTGAGATGCTGAGTAGATTGGTCGCCCGGTAGTATCTGTAGCGCCCATAAGTAGTTGCCATTGTGATCCGTTGGCGATGTAGTTATTAGCAAAGTAACCCGTAGCTTCGTAAACCTTACGAGCTGAGTCTGAAGCAAACTCAATAATACCGGCTGAGTCTGCATCGCATCCGGAGCTATATTGACCTGCCGCGATTAGTGCGTTTAGTACTGTCGTATCAAGAGTCTTTAGATACGCGTTTTGTAGCTGATTTGTTAGCTCTGCATAGAAATTAGGATCTGAGCGCTCTAACAATTCTACGCTGATCGTATTCATGCCGGCGTACTTAGATACGGTACCGGTTAGGTAAGCCGTCTCCATCCCGGTATTTTGTACCGCTCCGGCTTCTGCCTCAACGGTTACGACAGGTGCTACGCCTGTACCGCCGCCGGCTGAGGTAACGAGTGATGGGACGTTAATAGTCATACCGTTAGTTGGCAAAACTCCACGGCTGCAAGCATCGATAGCCGGTGTACCAAAACGAGTATTCGTTGGGAATTCCGCTAGGTATTGAGTAGGTGAAAATGCAGGGTTAGTAGCAAAGCTATCATCGGCTGCGGTTACGTAAAGCTTTGAGTCGTCATTACCTAGAGCTGCCTTAATCTTGTGCTCTGTATAAGCGCCCATAGATGTAATAGGTGTACGTACTCGCTGAGAGTCTAGTACTGACGGACGGATGATCTTACGAGCGGCCTCGACCTTTTCAGCCTCGACCGGTGCATCTACCTGAGTTTCCTCCGGTGTATTTTCAGGGGCAGTAGTCACGGCCTCCTCGCTTTCTGTTTCTGTTTCGGTTTCGACCTCTACGATCGTCGTAGAGATAGTTGTAGTTTTTTCTTTTGTACTTGTAGCTGCCTCAAGCGCTGCTCGAGCGGCTGCAATATCAGTTACGGAGGCGCTAGAAAAGGCCGCACTCTCGACGAGGCTAACCTCTTTGAGGACCGCCGCCGTCACTAACAGGTAATCCCCCATAGGCTTAGAGGCCGTTACATCGACCCCTACGGATAAGCCGGATACTAGGTTTTCCTGAGCTAGTACTAGAGCATCTTGTCCTCGAGTGCTACTAGATAACTTAAAGGATCCATATACGCCCTCGGTTGAGTCGCTAAAACTGATCGCGCGACCGACAGGCTTATCGGCTTGATGCTGCATAAGTAATTTAATTTGTGAGGCTTCGGCGTAAGTGATTGAGCCGCGCTCAAACATGACCGGGCCTGCACTTGTAAAACCGATCTCGCCATATGGCGCAACGAGTCCGGAGATCATCCGGCGCTCTGTGTCGGCGGCCTGTATCTCTTGGCTAAACGTTAGTAGCACTTGTATCTCCTAGCGGTGTTAGTTGCTCCATTTGTCGGGCT